ATGATTGAGCAAGCCAAAGAAAAAATTATAGAAAATCTTAGACAGGTGCATGATCCAGAAATTTCAATCAATGTTTATGATTTAGGATTAATCTATGATATTGATATGAGTGATTTTCCAAAAGTAACAATTACTCATACTCTAACATCAGTATTCTGTCCGGCGGCAGATCAAATTATTGATGATATCAAGTATGCTGTTGAATCTGTTGATGGGGTTCAAGAGTGTATGATCATTACTACATTTGATCCTCCTTTTGGTCCAGAAATGATGAGTGAAGAAGCAAGATTAGTATTGAATATGTAAAAACAAATTGACAAAAGAAAAAAGGAGTGTATAATAACAGTATGAGTAATTTAATTCCAATAGTCGTAGATCAAACATCAAGAGGCGAACGAAGTTATGACATATATTCGCGACTGCTAAAAGAAAGAATTGTATTTGTTAATGGCCCTATTGATGATTCGGTAGCAAGTGTGGTTTGTGCTCAGTTGCTGTTTTTAGAATCTCAAGATCAAAACAAAGATATTTTTATGTACATCAACTCTCCAGGTGGAGTAGTAAGTTCTGGATTAGCAATGTATGATACAATGCAATATATCAAACCAGATGTTTCAACAGTGTGTATAGGTCAAGCCGCCAGTGCAGGTTCTTTACTACTGATGGCCGGCGCCGCTGGTAAACGAATTAGTTTACCTCATTCAAAAATAATGATACATCAACCATCTGGTGGATATCAAGGTCAAGCAACTGACATAGAAATTCATGCACAAGAGATTTTAAAAACTAAAAGAACTCTTAATGGGCTTTATGCCAAACACACAGGCACACCATTAAATCAAATTGAGCAGGCAATGGAACGTGATACTTTTATGACTCCAGAAGAAGCAAAGAAATTTGGCTTAATTGACAAAATAGAATCAGCTAGAAGTTAGTGTGTAGACATGGCGCTAGACATCTTTTACCTTTCAAACAGCAATGATAAAAATTCAACTAGTTGGTTAAAACTAATTGAAAGATTTCCTTATGCTCGTTTTGTAAAACGTAAAGATAGTATTGTTGACACATACAAAGAATGTGCTGATAAATCTTACACAACACATTTTTACGTTATTCCTGAAAGTTTAGAAGTGGTTGACAGTTTTGATTTTTCGTACACACCTGATGAATGGAGTAAAACCAGTGTACATGTTTGGAAACAAAAAAACAGCAGTGGCAAAGAAACTGGGCACGGTGGCGTATTTTTATTTTCAAAAACTCAATTATTATCAAATAAAATACCAAAATCTGAAATAGAAAGCAACTATTTTACCGATTGTAAGTTTTTAGATATTGTGGCAACAATTACGCCTAAACACAAAGTATATAGATTTAGTACAGGCATGTACAAAAATAACCATGATCAAAACACTTTGATAGACAGCACATATCAGCAACTGCTAGAAACAGCATCACAAGATAAAGAATCAAACACAGATTTCTTTTGGGTTGTTGATGAAGATGTAGAAGTCAAAGAAGACTTCAAATTTGATTTTCATCCGCATTTTTTTAACAGCAATCACGTGCATGTGTTTCAGAAAGAAAACAAAGAAACTGGTTTAGTTTATGAAAATGGTGGGGTTAAACTAATACCAAAAAGAAAATTTCTTTCTGAATCAATATCAAATGATGATTATCACAAACTGAGATTTAAACCTTTAAAATATGTAAACACTGCGGCATCACAGGAAGTTCCTTATGACATTGTGATGTTGTCTTATCATGAACCCAATGCAGACAAACATTTTGAAGAACTCAAGCAACAATTACCACATAGAAATATTTACAGAGTTGATGGTGTAAAAGGTATCTTTAATGCACACAAAAAAGCATCTGAATTAGTTGACACTAAAATGTTTTATGTGATTGATGCAGATGCAAAACTGGTTCCTGGTTTTAATTTTGATTATCTCCCAGGTTTGTTTGACACAGACAAAATACATGTGTGGCGTAGCAAAAATCCAATCAATGAATTGATATATGGTTATGGCGGAATAAAACTTTTTCCCACACAGCCACTAAGAGATGCAAATTCATGGAATATTGATTTTACTACCAGCGTTGGCGGAGCAAATAAATTTAAACCAATGCCACAGGTCAGTAATGTTACTGCGTTTGACACAGATCCTTTTAGCACATGGAAAAGTGCTTTTAGAGAATGTACTAAATTGTCATCAAAAGTGATTGATAAACAAAAGAATGCAGAAACAGAACAGCGACTAAACATTTGGTGTACAGTGGGTGCTGATAAAGAATTTGGTGAATACGCAATTAGTGGTGCTATTCACGGCAGAAAATACGGTGAACAAAATAAAGATAATATGGAGGAGTTAAACAAGATAAATGACTTTGAATGGCTCAAACAACAATTCAACAGAGTCCAAATCTAATTTAGAAACACACGAGTTACTAGATAGATTTGAGCTTTTATATGATAGTGTAGATGAATTAAAAGATCTAAGACGTGCAGTTATAGATCAAGATTTATCTAGTGTGTTTCGTTTAATTGGTACAAACACTAAATCAAGAAAGATGTTTAACGAATTGCGTAAAGCAGTTTTAGAAAAAAACATACATTCAATATTTAGAGTAGTACAAGAACTTGATAACAGTGAAAGTATTGATTTGATACGTAACACAGTTATCAACAAAGGTGATGACATTGAAGTATTAAGAAAAACTTTATCATTGTTTGTTAAAAGTGAAACACTAGATACACTAGTAAAAACTTTAAGAACATTTCCTGAAAGCACAATCAAAGATGCTTTTGCTAGAGGTCAGTTGCTCAGTAAAAAGTGGTTGGTAACAGAAATTGAAAAAATTAGTATGAACTTAGGAACTGTATTTCTGTGTGCAGGATGGTATGGCACATTAGCAACTATGTTATTTGAATCAGAAAAAATACATTTAGATAAAATAAGAAGTTTTGATATTGACGAGAGTTGCTGGCGTATTGCTGAGTCAATGAATAAGCCATGGGTAATGACAGACTGGAGGTTCAAAGCAAGTACACAAGATATTCATAATATTAACTTTGCCGGACACAAATATATAACTTTGAGATCAAATGGTACAGAAAGAGAACTTTTTGATGAACCAAACACTATTATTAACACAAGTTGTGAACATATAGAAAATTGGGATAAGTGGTGGGCAGGTATTCCAAAAGGCAAATTGTGTATTCTACAGTCAAATGATTATAAAGAATTACCAGAACATATCAATTGTGTTGACAATGTAGATCATTTTAAAACAATTGCTCCTATGACAACTTATCTTTATGCTGGAAATTTAGACTTAGAAAAATACACAAGATACATGTTGATTGGGATTAAATAAAAATAAAAGATGTACAATTATAAAGATATCAGAACAATTCATTTAGAAATCACGCAAAAATGTCAAGCGGCTTGTCCTATGTGCGATAGAAATCAGAACGGCGGAGCCTTAAATCCTCATATTAATCTTGATGAATTGACATTAGATGATTGTAAAAAGATATTTGTACCAGAGTTTATTAAACAACTAAAAAAGATGTACATGTGTGGTAATTTAGGCGATCCAATTGTGGCAGATGATACACTAGAGGTTTTTGAGTATTTTAGATATCACAATCCAGATATGATGTTGAGTATGAATACCAACGCAGGTGCAAGAGATAACCAGTGGTGGAGTCAATTGGCAAAAACATTTGGTGCAAACGGTTATGTGATTTTTAGTGTTGATGGATTAGAAGAAACAAATCATTTGTATAGACAAAATGTACAATGGTCAAAAGTAGAGTCAGCAATGAATAGTTTTGTTTCAGCCGGCGGAAGAGCCCGTTGGGATTATTTGATATTTGAACACAATCAGCATCAAGTTGAACAAGCAAAAGCATTAAGCGAACAAATAGGTTTTGAAAGTTTTACTTCTAAAAAAACTGGCAGATTTATTACTGCATCGTCGGAAAAGAAAGACAATCATCAAGCAGTCAATCGTAAAGGTGAAAAAACTACAGAATTAAAAAAGCCAGATCAAAAATATCAAAACAAAGAACTATCAAAATACGATCAATTGGTAGAAAAATATGGGTCTATGGATGCTTATTATGATGTAGTGCCAATCAATTGCAAAGTTGCCAAAGAAAAAAGTCTGTTTATCACAGCAGAAGGTCTAGCACTACCATGTTGTTGGACAGCCGGTAGAATGTACAAGTGGTGGCATAAAGATCCCAAAGTAGAACAGATATGGAATTATATTGATGCTGTTGGCGGAAAAGAAATGCTTGATGCAAAACAAGGTCTACAACAAGTGTTTGAAACTGGTATATTTGATGATATTGCTAACAGCTGGAACATTTCTGGTTGTAATAATGGAAAATTAAAAGTATGCTCAATGAAGTGTGGAGTAGAATTTGATCCTTTTGCATCGCAATTTAAGTAAGGTAAGTATAGTAAATGAATAATAAAAAACTACCATCAAAAACTTTTTGTGCATTACCGTGGATGCATCTTTCAACAAGACCAGATGGCAACATGAGAGTGTGTTGCACTGCAAACGCAAGTAGTGTTGGACCAACCAACGATAAAGAACATGGCGGACAAGTAGGTGTACTAAAAAGAGAAGATGGTGTACCGGCTAACCTAAACAATTCAGATCTGATGAGTTCGTGGAACAACGACTACATGAAAAATGTTCGTAAGCAGATGCTCAATGGAGAAAAACCACCTAGTTGTTTAAAATGTTACAAAGAAGAAGAAGCTGGACACAATTCAAAAAGAATGTGGGAAACTGATTATTGGTTAAACAGATATTCAATTGAAGATATTATTGGTGAAACAGCAGAAGATGGATCAATTCCACCTAAAATAAGATATTTAGATTTACGTATGGGATCAAAATGTAATCTTGCTTGTGTGATGTGTTCACCTCATGATTCATCTTTATGGGTTAAAGATTGGAATGCAGTTTACCCAACAATTGAAAATGAATCGTTAAAGCAAACAATGGGATGGGATAACAAAGGTAAAGTACACGGTGCTGGATATAACTGGCATAAGAATAATCCTGTGTTTTGGGAACAGTTGTACGAACAAATTCCTCACATGTATCAATTGTATTTTGCAGGTGGTGAATCAACAATTATTGAAGAACACTATACACTGCTAGAAGAAGTAGTTAAACGTGGATATGCACCCAAGATTGAATTGCGTTATAACTCTAATGCTGTAGAAATGCCACAACGTTTGTTTGATCTATGGAGTCATTTTAAAAGAGTAAGATTTCATTACAGTGTAGATTCAATTGGTGAGATGAACGACTATATTCGTTATCCATCAAAATGGGATCATACAGTTAAACAGTTTCATTTGTTAGACAACACAGAAGACAAAGTTGAAGTTACTGTAGCATGTGCTGTGCAGGCACTTAATATTCATTATATTCCTGATTTTATCAAATGGAAAACTGAACAAAATTTTAAAAAGATTAATGTTTGGCCTTTTGGTGCCGGCATGATCAACTATCATTTTGTGTATTGGCCTGGTCAATTAAATGTCAAATCATTACCACAATGGTTTAAAAATAAAACAAAACAAAAGTATGAAGAATTTTACCCTTGGTTAGAGCAAAATTGGGATAGGTTTACTGGTGTCAAACAGCACGGTGTCACAAAAGAACAATTTATGCAGGCCAGTTATGGCGTTAAAAGATTACAAGGCATGATCAAATTTATGATGAGTGAAGATTGGTCTGTGCGTATGCCTGAGTTTAGAGAATATCTTACTAAGTTAGATCAACATCGTGGTACAGATTTCTGCAAAACATTTCCTGAAATGGCAGGGTTAATGGATGAAACATTAGATAATAGTGTTCCAATTCAGGTTGGCGAAGCAGTTTCGAAACAACAAGAAAAGGAACTTGAAGATGGCGGAACAATCTAAAACATTTTGCCCTTTACCGTTTATACATTCGCATGCCGCAGTATCAGGCAAGTTTAAACCTTGCTGTAATTCTTTGTCAGGATCTTGGGAAAATACCACACGTGATATGTCGTATCAGGAATGGTTTGACAGTGAAATTATGACTCAGTTAAGATCAGATCTGCTGTCCGGTGTACAAAATAAATTGTGTGATGTTTGTTGGAAAGACGAAAAAGTATCAGGTTCGAGTATTAGGCAACGATATATTGAAAAATTTAGTAATATTGTTGATATAAAAAATCCTAAAATTAAATATCTTGACTTAAAATTAAGTAATGAATGCAATTTAAAATGTAGAATGTGTTCTTATATCAGTTCTCATTTGATTGGTAATGATATGCAACAACTAGAGAACAGTAATAGTTACATGCCTAAGCATTGGTTA